CGATGGTATTGATAAAAATGGTAATAGCAACTATTACAAAAATGTATTGTTTACTAATTCCGCATATGTTTATGCAATGGACCCAGTAAATTACAGCGCAACTAATGCTACATGGGGTAGAGCTACCGCTAATACTTCATTTGCTACATTGTCCGGCGCTCAAACAATCAGCTTGGCCGGTGGTACTGAAATCTATCCTACCGATGCGGACATCGTTAATGCATATGATTTGTTCTCAGATCCAGTATCTTCGCAAGTTTCTTTGTTGATGACTGGCCCTTGGGATACCACAGTTCAACAAAACGCAATTCAAATTGCATCTTCACGTAAAGACTGTGTTGCTTTTGTTTCGCCTCCACAATCTGCTGTTGTTAATAACGCAGGAAATGAACAAACTAGCGTAACTGCGTGGTACAACGGATTGTCTTCTGTGACCGGAAACCCATCGGGCTCTTACGGTTTTGCTGACTCTGGTTGGAAATACATGTTCGACAAATACAACAACGCATATCGTTGGGTTCCGTTGAATGGTGACATTGCTGGTCTATGTGTGAACACAGACTCAACAAACGCTCCTTGGTGGTCGCCAGCAGGTTTTAACCGTGGTGCTATCAAGAACGTTATTAAACTTGCTTGGAACCCTACTCAAGCCCAACGTAATGCCATCTATCCATATGGTATCAATCCGGTTGCTTCTTTCCCAGGAAATGGCACTGTATTGTTTGGTGATAAGACAATGCAAGTTAAACCTTCGGCATTTGATCGCATCAATGTTCGTAGATTGTTTATCGTTCTTGAACAAGCAATCCAAAAAGCTGCTCAATACTCATTGTTTGAATTCAACGATGCATTTACACAAGCACAATTTGTCGCTTTGGTAACTCCATTCTTGGCTCAAGTTCAAGGCCAACGTGGTATTACTGCTTTCCAAGTTGTTTGCGATTCTACAAATAATACCCCTGCTGTTATTAACGCTAACCAATTTGTTGGTGATATCTACATTCAACCCGCACGTTCAATCAACTATATTCAGTTGAACTTTACTGCTGTTGGTACTGGTGTCAACTTCTCAACAGTTGTTGGTCAAGCCTAATAAATAGAAGAACAAGGAGAATAAAATGGCAGCACCATTTCAAATCGACAGCTTCAGATCAAACTTCGGTGGGGACGGTGCCCGTCCCAACTTATTCCAAGTTGTGATGAACGTACCTAACGCAATTCAATCAGTCGCACCACTAAATGCTGATTCAATTACATTCATGGCTAAGGCAGCACAATTGCCTGGTTCTACAATCGGAACCGTTCCGTTGTATTACTTTGGTCGTGAAATGAAGTTTCCTGGCAACAGAACTTTTGCTGATTGGACCATCACCATTATCAATGATGAATCATTCCTAATCCGTAACGCTATGGAAGCCTGGATGAATTCTATCAATAGTAATGCCGGTAACGTAAGAAACAACAACACCACATCACCTTTGGGTTATACCACAAATGCTACTGTTAATCAGTTCAGCAAAAATGGAACTAATACAAATGTTGGTGAAGTTCAAGCTGGTATCATCAAGAGCTATAATTTCTACGGTATGTTCCCGGTTGATTTATCTCCAATCGATTTAGATTGGGGTACAAATGACACAATTGAAGAATTTACAGTGACTTTTGCATACCAATATTGGACAGCAGCATCTACAGATCAGATTTCTGGTTCTGCATTTGCTCCACAATAATCCAACCTATATACAGAGAGGGCTTCGGTCCTCTCTTTTAATGTGACTTTGAATCGGATTTAAAAACATATGGCATCTCAAAATAAATTTTCTCTTTTTGGTTTCACCATTTCTCGTGGTGATGATCAACAAGACACACAACAATCATTCTCACCTCCGAGTAATGATGATGGTGCGTTAACCATTACGTCTGCTGCATATTATGGAACATATGTTGACTTGGATGGTACCGCGAAAAATGAAGTAGAACTTATTTCTCGATACCGCGAAATGGCTATGCAGCCAGAAATTGAATCCGCTATTGATGATATTGTTAACGAAGCAATTTGTCAAGACGACGACGGTAAAATTTTACAAATCGTGTTGGACGATTTAAAACAACCAGCAAAAATTAAAGAAGCTATTAAAGCAGAATTCAATACTATCATGCGTTTGTTAAATTATACAAACATGGCGCAGGATATTTTCCGTAGATACTACATCGACGGTAAACTTTATTATCACATCATTATCGACCGCGAAACACCGACACAAGGTATCAAAGAATTACGTTATATCGATCCACGTAAACTTCGAAAGATTCGTGAAGTAAAGAAACAAAAAGATGAACGTACTGGTGTTGAAGTTGTCAATACAGTCAACGAATACTACATCTTTAATGATAAAGTTACTACCGGTTCATCGACCAATTATGGCCCTGTAGGAACACGCATTACAACCGATTCTATCATTTCAGTTGTGTCTGGTTTGATGGACTCTAGACGCGCAGTTGTATTGTCCTATTTGCACAAGGCTATTAAGCCGTTAAATCAATTAAGAATGATTGAGGATGCCACGGTCATCTATCGTATCTCTCGTGCACCAGAACGCCGTATATTCTATATTGACGTGGGTAATTTACCCAAGCTAAAGGCAGAACAATATTTGCGCGACATTATGGTCAAATACAAGAACAAACTTGTGTATGACGCAAACACCGGAGAAGTCCGTGATGATCGTAAATTCTTGTCTATGATGGAAGACTTTTGGTTACCTCGTCGTGAAGGCGGCAAGGGAACAGAAATTACTACATTGCCGGGTGGACAAAATCTGGGCGAACTAGAAGATGTTAAATACTTCGAGAAAAAGCTATATAAATCATTGAATGTGCCAATTTCTAGATTAGATCCAAACAGTTCTGGTTTTTCATTGGGGCGAGTTGGTGAAATTACACGAGATGAATTGAAGTTTGCTAAATTTGTTGGACGTATGAGAGCTAAATTCTCTGACTTGTTTGACCAATGCTTACGAGTTCAATGTGTTCTTAAAGGTATTTGTACGGATGATGAATGGAAAGAGTTCAAAGAACACATCCACTATAACTTCATTAAAGATAACAATTTCACCGAGCTTAAAGAAGCCGAGTTAATGAAAGAACGTTTATCTTTATTGGGCGAAGTAGATCCATATACTGGACGTTATTTTTCACAGGCATGGATTCAACGTAACGTATTGCGCCTGACGGATGATGAAATCCAGAAGATGGAAAATGAGATCGAAGAAGAAAAAGAAGCTGGTATGGGATTGCCTGTTGGTGTTATGAATGATGTGGCACAAGCTCAAATGACGGCAAATATCGGCCAAGAAGATAGCGAGCATCAAGCTGAATTGGACAGAGAAACACAGAAACAACAAGCTGTACAACAAGCAAAATTGATCAAGAAGCAAGTTAAAAAAGAAGAGTTAGAACCAACTCTTGATATTGTTAAAAGAACTTTACACGGTTAATAGGAGACTAAAATGAACGCAAGAGACCTAATCGATTACGCATCTAACGATGACGCTGGTAATTTCAGAAGCGCAATGTATGCTGCCATTCATGATAGAGTTGCCGCACACATCGAAGCCAAGAAGCAAGAAGTTGCTCAATCTTTAGTTACTCAATCTGAGGGAACTAAACCAAAGATGAAAAAAGAAGATGAAGCACACCACATGAAAAAGGAAGAAGAAAAACCTAAGCATGGTGTTACAGAGGAAGAAGAACCAAAGCGTTCACCATTCCCAGGTTCTGCTGAATATAAAGCCAAGTTCCCTAAAAAAGGTGAATCAGAATTCGATAAAAAGAAAACTGAAAAAGGTACTGAATATCACCGTAAAATGAACTCAGAAGAAACCGAACTTCAAACCGAAGAAGCTGGTCAATTTCGTTTAGTTTCTAAACATGGAACCGGCAAACATACCGCCAAAGTTTATAAAGATAAAGATTGGGGCGAATACCGTGTCCGTCATTATCAAGACGGTAAGCACATGGGCGAAGACAGCGATAGCCACCATGATGATCTGCACGATGCTCAACATTCAGCAGAAGCAAATATTAAGCACATGGACAAGAAAAGCAAATAATGAAAAATTTCAAAGACTTTTTGGTAACAGAAGAAGTATCTCCGAAAGGAGATGAATTTCTGTTACCTGAAGGTTTTGTTTTCTGTGAAGAACCGGAACTTGTAGGTAATATAACCGAGGCAAAATCGGGCGACCTTCCAGCAGTTTTGATTATGCGTAGAGTTGCCATTAGACAGTATCCTAACAATCAAAAAATTGCTTTATATAAGGTAGATAAGATTGAGCGGTATATCACTATCCCATATGGCGAACCGGATCATATACTAAATGTTGCGGGTGAATGATGTCTTTTTCAATATATAAAGCCACCAACACAATAAATGGAAAATCGTATTCCGAAAGCCATAAATACAATCTATCAGTATCACACAAAGGTCACATAGTCAGTTTGGAAACTAAAATAAAGACATCTAATGCATTAAAGGGGATACTGAAGGGTCCGCAAATGAAAGTAGTATGCGAACATTGCGGGATTTCTGGTGGTATTAGTGTTATGAAAAGATGGCACGGAGATAATTGTAAGCATAAAAATATGCAAAAGATTAATAATAACACATGAATAAATTTACATATCAAATTTTAAGAGATACCCAGACAGATTCCGTAATTAAAATTACTGGATTCTTTGATGGTGTGTCTGGTCCCGAAGCTAATGGCTCTCGCATACCCGCAAACACATTAGCATTTGCTTTAGATGCTAATGGTGCACAATTACATACATCACAAAGCCTAAGCAATACACCATTGAATTATTATGATCTTCAAGTTACTGGTGTTAAATATTATGTCAATTTTCCTACAACCAATGTTGGTGGTGTTGAACTTTATTGGAATGGCGCTGGTGCAAATACAACCGCGCAGTATGCAAACTCGGCAACTATTTTCCATTTGAATTTACAAGGTGAATTTGGTCTAGGCGAACAATTACCTTCCATTTTAAATAATTCCGGCAATAACTCAATTTCAAATTCTATTGGTAATGGTGATCTAGGTGTTATGTCAACAGGAGCAACACCTAATTCTGCTTATACATTGATTATCGCTTTGCGTAAAAATAACCAAATGTATGGTCGTGGCCAATTCCAAGATCCAGCAGCATTCAACTACAAGCCATATGGGCTTACTCCATAATACTGGACGCAATTATGAACAATTATACCTATCAAGTTTTAAGAGACACCACAGAAAAAACAGTTATCAAATTAACTGCAAATTTCGATGGTTCGGGCCAAGAAACAAACTATTATAGAATTTCCGCAAATACTTTGGGTGGTGCTTTAGATGCTAACGGCGCTCTATTATACACATCACAAAGCCTAAGCAATACACCATTATCTTTTTACAACCTTTCTGTTTCCAGAATTGGATATAACATTGCTTCACAACAAAAAGGTTATGTAGAATTGGTTTGGACCTCAGCAAATACAGCACAAAGTGTACCAATTATTAATATGGATTTGTGTGGCGAATATGGTGAAGATCAGGGCGTTGTTTCGGTAAAAAATAACGCACCCAATCCAACAGGAGACATTGGTGTTATTACATATGGCTTGGTTGCGAACTGTGCATATTCATTGATTATTGAATTGCGTAAAGACAATGCAATGTACCAACGTGGTCAATATAATGATCCAGCGGCATTCAATTACAAACCATACGGGGTAACTCCATGAAGTTAATTAAAGAAGTATATGATACCGTCAATTTTATCACTGAAGGTGATGATGGTAAAAAAACATTATACATAGAAGGACCAATGCTTGTTTCTGAAAAGAAAAATAAGAACGGTCGCTTGTATGAATTCAACACGATGAAAAAAGAAGTTCATCGCTATACCGAAGAGTACATCAATAAGAATCGTGCATTCGGTGAATTGGGACATCCAGAAACTCCAACTATCAATCTTGATCGCGTTTCTCACATGATCGTAGGTTTACGTGAAGATGGAACACAATGGATTGGTAAAGCAAAGATTTTAGAAACTCCAATGGGTAACATTGCTCGTAAGTTAATCGAGGGTGGTGGCCAACTTGGTGTTTCTTCAAGAGGTATGGGATCATTGAAAAATGTTAACGGTGTTAATGTTGTTCAACCCGACTTTTATCTAGCCACAGCGGCAGATATTGTAGCTGACCCTTCTGCACCTGGGGCCTTTGTCCAGGGGATAATGGAAGGCAAAGAATGGATGTTGGTCAATGGTGTTTGGACAGAACAAGATCAGACTCTAGCTATTCAGCAAATTAAAAAAGCTACTAGCAAAGAGATTGAAGCAGTGAGTCTTCACATATTTGAAAACTTCATGAAAAAACTATAAACAATAAATATTCAATATAAAATCAAGGAGATTTTTTAAAATGAAAAGATTCAAACTGTCAGAAGCCGCTAGTGCAATTCTTGAAGGTTCTAAAGAAACCTTTGACGCTAACATTGCGGCTAAAAGAGGCCAACGTGGTCAAGATGCTCACAAAAAGGGCGAAGTTGGTGACGACAAGTTGCCAGCATCCGTTGCTTATGGCGAACACGAAGCCGGTCATATCGGCGACTCACCAGAAAAAAACAGCGATGTATTGCCAGATTACCTAAAAGGTACTCCTTCAGCAACACCTCCAGGAGCAACACCACCAGTTGGTTCAGAAAAAGATGGCGTTGGTTATTCTAAACCAAAAGGCCAACCACAAGAAACAATGGGTCGTAAAGATGTATTAGTTCAACAAGAACCTACACACATGGATCAAATCCGTGACCGTATTGCTGGTAAAACACCAACACAAACTTTCCAAAAGAACCCAGGTGCTACCTTCCAATCTTATGGTGAAGGTTTAGACATGTCTGATGACGTTCGCGCTTTGTTGGCTGGTGAAAATCTTTCAGAAGAATTTGCACAAAAAGCTACTACAATTTTTGAAGCCGCCGTTACTTCACGTATCGAAGCTATCGCCGAACAAGTTGAACAAGAATTGGTTGAACAATTCGAAGCTGCTGTTGAAGAAATCAAAGAAGACTTGGCTACCAAAGTTGATGACTATTTGAACTATATGGCAGAAGAATGGATGAAAGAAAATGCATTGGCAGTTGAAACTGGCCTACGTGCAGAAATCGCTGAAGAATTCATCGACGGTTTGCGTAACCTATTCGTTGAACACTACATCGACATTCCAGAAGACAAGGTTGACGTTGTTGCAGAAATGGCAGATAAAGTTACTGACCTAGAAGCACAATTGAACGAAGAAATTTCTCGTAACATCGAACTAAAGAAAAGTTTGAACGAACAGAAAAAGGTGGAGGCAATCTACACAGCGTGTGAGGGCCTAACACAAACTCAAGTAGAAAAATTGAAATCACTCGCAGAGGGTGTGGAATTTACTACTGAAGAAGAATTTGCATCTAAATTATCAACTTTGAAAGAATCATATTTCAAAGCTGATGTTAAGTTTGCAGATAATTCTGCTTTGGATGATGAAGTCCACATCGAAGAAGAAAAGAAGACCGCAAAGTCTGCTGATCCTTTGATGGAACAATATGCAACAATGATCTCAAAATCTGTTGCTAAATAAATAACAAATAAGTTAAACATTTAAGGAGTTACCCTCATGTATATGTCAGAAGAACTACAAAAGAAATGGGCTCCAGTTCTGGAACACTCAGAACTAGACGCCATTAAAGATCCATACAAAAAAGCTGTTACAGCTTTGGTATTGGAAAACCAACACGCCGCTATGACCAAAGATCGTCAAGCGTTGATGGAAACTACCGATGGTGGTCCTACCAACGTTACCGGTTCTGGTATCAGCAACTTTGACCCAATCTTGATCAGCTTGGTTCGCCGTTCGTTGCCTAACTTGATCGCGTATGACGTTGCTGGTGTTCAACCAATGACTGGTCCTACCGGCTTGATCTTTGCAATGAGAGCAAAATATGCTGCTCAATCTGGTTCAGAAGCATTCTACAACGAAGCGAACACAATGTTCTCTGGCGTTGGTTCCGCAGCTAACCCATACGGTTTCACCGGTACAACCGCAACCGACACAAGCACCGCTACTCAAGTTAACGCATCTGGTTCTGCTAATACCACAACTGGTATCGCTATGCCTACTAGCGTTGCTGAATTCTTGGGTTCTGATGCAAATGCAGCGTTCCAACAAATGGCTTTCTCAATCGAAAAAGTTACTGTTACCGCACAAAGCCGCGCATTGAAAGCTGAATACTCACTAGAACTTGCACAAGACTTGAAAGCAATTCATGGTCTTGATGCTGAAACAGAATTGTCTAACATTCTGTCTACTGAAATTTTGGCTGAAATTAACCGTGAAGTTATCCGTACCATTTACAACACTGCTAAAATCGGTGCACAATACGGTACAACAACTGCTGGTTACTTCGATTTGGATACAGACTCTAACGGTCGTTGGTCTGTTGAACGTTTCAAAGGTTTGATTTTCCAAATCGAACGCGATGCGAACGTTATTGCGAAGCAAACACGTCGTGGTAAAGGTAACGTTCTGATCGTTTCGTCAGACGTTGCTTCCGCTATGGCTATGGCTGGTGTATTGTCTTACACTCCAGCATTGCAAGCTGACCTACAAGTTGATGATACCGGTAACACCTTTGCAGGTATGTTGCACGGTCGTATCAAAGTGTATATCGATCCATACTACGGTGGTTACACATCTAACCAAGAATTGGTTACCGTTGGTTACAAGGGTTCTAGCCCATATGATGCAGGTTTGTTCTACTGCCCATACGTTCCTCTACAAATGGTTCGTGCAGTTGATCAATTCACCTTCCAACCAAAAATCGGTTTCAAAACCCGTTATGGTATGGTTGCTAACCCATTCGCTGAAGGTCTAACAGCAGGTAATGGTCGTTTAGATTCACAATCTAACGTTTACTACCGTTTGTTTGCAGTGAAAAACTTGATGTAATCAAGAAACCACCGAAGAGTGGTATTTACAAGGGACCTTCGGGTCCCTTTTGTTTTGGCTACATAAGCCAAGTAAGTTTAAATTTGAAGTATACCTAGAACAATGCATTACCTGCACCTTGGCAGAACGAAGTGTATCCTGTATTTAGAAATTCCCGCGCTGCGTCTGTTTCT